GTAGAGTAATCTATATTTAAAGGAACGGAAGCTGATGAAGATATAACTCTATTTATAATTGTATTAGCTGTCTCATAATTTGAATCTAGTAGAGTATCCCAATAATGGTAAATGTTTTCGTCTTTAGAAGGCAGTAAGCTATTCCATGTACTATAATTAGTAGATTCACCACTTGGAGTATTTACAGAATAATTAGGTGTTAAAGTCCTAGGTTCACTAACTATTTCAGGAGAAGTAACTGTAAAAGAATCAAAATAATCTTCTGCTACTTTATAGCAAATGTGTAATAAATTTCCTGTTTTTAAATTTTCTATAGGCTTTAATAATTTAACATAAATAACATACTCATTATCACAATCAACTTTTATGTTTATAATTGAGTAAATTTTATTCTCTCCTAAATTTAATACAATGTTATTAATAAACCCCAAAGTTCTTAAATAAGAAACTTTATTTTTGAATAATTTTAGTTTACTTATTACGTCCGGATTGTTTTTTAAATAGGTCGGCCGAATAGCTAATTTTAATTCTAACTCATCTGGGCTAATCTCTTGAATATAAAAATACTGATTATCTATGTTTCCAAAAATGTTATAAAGAAAGTTAAAACAAATTTTATAAGTTCCCTCAAATATTTCTGAATCAAAAAATAATTTACATACATCAAAATTTATATCATCGTAAGTAGAATCAAAATCATTTCTTACATTATAAGCTGACTTAACTAAATCATAACTTGTATTATAAACATGGGAATCTATGGAGAATGGATTTTTTATTTCATCTACTATTGCTTTTGATATGTCCAAACTCATGAATGGCTCATAATCGAATGATACTCCTTCAATTAATGATGACGAATCTTTTATCTTATCTTTATTTACGAATCTATCTATCATATCTAATTATTGAAGTAATTTTAATTATTCTTTCGGGAGAATGGATCGTAAGGAGGATTACCTCTACTACCTCCTGTACCACTACTGCCACCTGTACTACGGCCATTCGTTCGCATGAATGGAATGGGTCCACCACCGCCCGTGCTACCACCACCTGTGCCACCACCACCTGTATTATCACCGCCTGTATTATTACCAATATTTTGATAACTTAGAAAGTCTATGGTATTTCCCGGAATGCCTCGTGTTAAATCTATGGAACTAGTATCTTGTCCTCCACTACCTCCCCCTCCGCCAGGAGTTTCTGTTGTAGGGCAGTTAAAATTATTTAAATCTATGAAAACATTAACTAAAGGAGGAGCTTGATTTCTATCTATAAGAGTAGAATTACCTCTGTATTGATAGCTCTTATTACCACTATTTAAAAATAAAGTGCATATTTGATTAATACTACCTATACTTAAAGAAGTGTATATTTTATCATTTTCGTCAGTACAAGATACAAGTTCATATATTACTATTTTAGTAGTATCTCCGCCGCCGCCTGAAGGGCTTCCACCTCCAATGCCCGGGCAATTTGTAACCCCTTTTATTTCTAGTAAATCAGTAAGTATTGCTATAGCTAGTGTGGTGGGATAGAAATTTGGTTCTAATTCATCCCAATAATAAGAAAGACGTTTTGTAACGCTATAATAAATTTGATTAGCTTTAGGTTGTGTGGAGATATACCCAGGTATATCATTTGAATTACATGGAATCATTCTCCAGTATTTATTACCTGCTCCTGTACTAGTACTACCTGTTCCTCCTTCAGTATCAGGGCCTGTTCCTCCGCCTGTACCTGTTCCTCCTCCGGTATCAGTGCCTGTTCCCGTTCCTGTTCCTCCACCTGTACCTGTTCCTCCGCCTGTACCTGTTCCTCCTCCGGTATCAGTGCCTGTTCCCGTTCCTGTTCCTCCACCTGTACCCGTTCCTACGCCTGTATTATCTTTAGGACATTCAGGACAAAGAGAATTAGTTCCAGATGCTCCTGTAGGTCCAGTTGGTCCAAGCGGTCCAATAGGGCCTATTGGACCAATCCCACCAGGTTGACCATTCTGTCCGGGTAATCCGTTAGTTCCATTCTGTCCATTAACTCCGGGTTGTCCATTAGCTCCGGGTTGTCCATTAACTCCAGCAGGTCCATTAGATCCATCCTTGCCATCTTTACCATCTTTACCGGCGGGTCCAGCAGGTCCTTGAGGTCCAGGTAAAGGTATTGAGCCTCCTCCTACTACATTCAATCCATCTTTACCGTCTTTACCAGGTCTTCCTTCAGAGCCACTAACGATAATAACAAAAGGTTCTGCCGGGATGTTATTAATAATTGTCGAAGGTATGTTATTAATAATTGGAACCATAGGGTCAATAATGTTTCTTACTTTTTTCCTAACAGCAGGTGTCCAAGATGAAGATAAGTCAAGACAATTCCCATTATTATTTGTGTTTATAAAATAGTAAGTGTATCCTTCCAATGGTCTTGCTCCAACTTCAGCAATTTTAACAAATGTACCTAATGGGTAAGTAGCTAATTCGGAGAAATCTACTCGTTCAATAGATACTACGTCGTTATATGTTTTATTTCTTTCAAACATCATAACTTCTAATGTCTCATTGTTAGGAATAAGACATACCGAGATATCTGTTAATGCTTGATTATTACCTCCAATAAAATAATTAAAATTTGCATCAATTATTTTAGAAAGTATAAAATCAGAAACGATAACTTTTTCAGGTCTTATAAAATAATACCCAGGATCTACAGATAAGGTAGTCCCTTGTAATTTGTAACTTATTGGAACATATTTTATTCCTTTAAGATTTACTTTTAATTTTGGTTTATTGGCTTTTTTTATATCTTCAGTGGAATATCTATTTTTATTTTGTCCCTCTATTTCAGGCAATCTTTCATTTATTGTTCCGAAGATGACTTTTTCTACATTTCCCTCATATTTTCTAACAATTTTATAATTTACATAATCATCAGTTTCACCAGATGTACTAATTTCATTTTTTGGGACGGGAAGAGATATTTCTAATTTATTATTTACATCTAATGCATCTCCAATTTTTATTAATTCTTTAGACTCTTCCGTAGTAAATCTTCCAGACATGTATTTTCCATACTCGTCTACATGATATTGACCTTTATATATGTCTCCATTTAAATAAGTAAAATTCCCAGTAGATAAGTTAGGGCCTGATCTTTTATTGTTTGGATCTGATAATCTATGTATATTTATGATATTATTTTCTTCCACTATTTACTAACTTTAAAATATATAGAATCATCAATTGTTTTTTCAATGTCTCCTCCATCCATCTTCACTTTAATTAGAACTTTATAATATCGATTAGGAAGGAATGTATTAAAATCTAATTTAAAATAATTTCCTTTATTGTCACAACTTATTACATTTCTATCATCAAATGGAACAACGTACATAGATGTTTGTTCATCTTGTATTGCATAATAAGAAGATGTTGGTAATCTTTTACTTGACATGTAATTTGATGATGTAGAATATGTCTTAACTGGGATTCTATCTCTTACTAAGAATCTAAACTTTGTTTTATCTGTTGGGTAGTAAGATGCTTTTTTATTTTTGAAATGTAGAATGAAATCTTCGTTTGGTACTTGAGAGAATAAGGATGTTCCTGAAAAGTCTGTATCATTCCATACAATGTCTAATCTTGGAATGAATATAGTATTAGTTTCCCTGCTGAAAAATTTAATAGATCCCATTACTTCACAACTTTTCTCATCGCTGTCACTTCTTTTTAAGATAAGACCATTATTCGGAATGGAGCCTGAAATCCATTTATGAACAATTCTAGTGATATCCATTCTTAAATCCGGACTTTCTTGATCAAAAGATTGCGACGCTACGAAACCACTTTGATGATACCACGTACCACCTCCCTTTTGTGTTACGTATGAACCGGTAGTTCCTGCAACAAATGAGCCAGAAGTCCACCGTTTACCTGTCATATTAAAAGAGCCATTTCTATAAGTCCATGAAACACCCTCTTTAATTTGAGGAGAGGAGTTATAATAACCTTTTCCTTGACTCCAAGATTCACTGACAGGATATGCGTATAAAGAGTAAGTCAAAGCTAAATTATCAGCCTGTGCCGAGAATAAATTTAAATAGTATTTGCTTGACTTTCCTATAGTTCCATTCTGAATTAATTTATTTATCTCAATGGAATCTATTTGGAGTAATATCCTAGAATTATAATTGTAATTATAGAAAATATCATTAGCATCTGCAACATTATGAGATATCTTTTCTAACTCTATTATTGAATCTAAACCTGAATTTAAATCAGGTTTACCTTCATATATAGTGGCGTCTCTTATTGGATATACTGAATACTGCATTTTATGTCAAATTTACTACTCTTCCTAATATGTCTCTGTTCTTATACTTAACTTCAAAAATTGAAGGATCTAATGCGGGGTATAATATATTATTCCTAGTTGCTGTAGCTATATCATAGTAATTACCGGAATATCCTTCATCCTCCTTGTATTTATTATGTATATCAAATGCTAGTATATTTTTCACTCCCTGTACATCTTTGATTAAGCACATAACTTCACTTATATAAATAGGTTGACCTATCTGCATTTTATCATTAGAAAAGTAATCTCTAAGATTAGATAAGCATTGTAAAAGAACTTCATTTGAATTATATGTAGCGGATGTTAATATTTCAAAACTTATAGCTATGTTTATAATAAAAGCATCTCTTATATTTATAGCGTCAGTTAACATCCTGTATTGTAATAGATAATTTTTAAGATTCATTTTTACTGCCATATTTAAAGGGCTAAAGTTCTTATTATTATCGTATCCTAATAAATACAAATTAAGTGATAATGGATTTGGAATAAAATCAAATGTTCCATAAGCTCTAGTTTGAGCATCCCTTTCAATGTGAGCTTTAGCTACTGCTCCAAACTTCGGAGGCAAAGTGTAACATCTGACCATGTAGTCATCTTTTGTTACTGCTCTGTTCTGAGAAGCAAAGTGATTTATAGCTTCTTCTCTTAATGTTTCTATTGGTTTATCTGATATACCTCCTCTAGCTGGTTCCGGATTGTTTATGACAAGGGAACCTATAGATGCATTATATAAAGTCGAGTCTAAAGCACCTAAAGGAGTTAGTACGTTTATTGATGATATAGTAGTTATTGAGTTTGCTGAAACGTTATCCGGAATACCTCCTCCGATGGCGTATTGTACTGTAAGAGTGGTGTTAGAAGGAGCTGATCCGTAAGTTTTTGTGTATAAAAAATTTTCCGGGGATATACTTAAATCAACAACTCTTTCAAAATAATTTAATCCAGACCCTACATTAAAAGGATTAGGAACAATTTCTTCATCGACTTCACTGCTAACGCCACCTCCAAATTGTATTTCAGTTCTATCATCTAATCTAAGCCTAGTTACAAATCTTCTTTCTGTTTGTAAATAAGTTAATAAATAAGGTGCAGAATCTCTGTATTGCGACAAATTTTGGTCATTATGCGGTAAATTTTGTACAGGAATTGGTATAGTATCTTGAGCTAAATAAGGCACTTCATACCACTTATTTCCATCTGAATCTGTTACGCTTAATATTTCAAGAACATTATTTTCAGGTAAGGTGATTTTATCATAAGGTTTAGGTGCTGCAAAACTAAACTGTCTTGATAAAATAGTTCCAGATACTGCTTTTACTTTTTTCCTAAATAGATAATTTTCTACTTCTCCTGCATTATCAATAGAATAAACAGATATTTCGGTAGGGTCTAAAGAAGAACTGTACCTAAAATCGACAGATTCAATTGTTCTAAATGTTATATTTTCTCCACTTGTAGCTACTAAACTAGAATCTATAGATAAAGCATACTTGAAATCAGGTTTGTTATTAGGTCCATTTCCGGTAGAAGGAACTACTTGATAGATATCTAAATCTACTGATGCTCCTGTTATTAAAGATGGCTTAAATCCTAAAGAGTTAGCAATATTGTATAAATTTATTTTTTCTTGTACAGTGGATAATAATGATTCTCTTAACTGAATATCAGTGTAAAATGATAGAACATCTCCTACATAAGAAGCTAGTTCTATAAACATCATACCTGGAGAGGCTTCATTAAAATCATTATATGTATCAGGAAAGTAATTTTTAGAAAAATCTATTAAAGATTGTCTGAATTCTCCAAAATCTTTATTTACATATTTTACATCCTTACTAATTAAATTACTTCTTTTACTCATTTTTATAATATTTCAGCGGCTAAATCATTACCCGAATTATAGATTACTACTGTTCTATTGGCGCCTCGTTCTGTAACAGAAAATGTTATTCTCACATTAACTGAATTTTCTTGCTCTGAATACCCGTAGTTTTGATTACCTCCAATACCTACACTTAAATCTTTAAGAACTATATAAGGAAGCCAAAATCCTATATCTTCCTCTAGTGAAGACTCTAAAAAACCTCTATTAAACGAACTGTTTTGCTCAAAAACAAAATCTCTGAGAATTGTTCCAAAATTAGGTTGCATATATCGCTCACTTTTTCTAGTCATTAGTAAATTTATTAAATTACTAATTGCTTGCTCTTCGGTAGTGTAGGATAGTTTAAAAGGTCCTACATCTCTTGATGGTTTTTTGTTGTAAGCTTCTAAAGCACTTTTAACAAATGTATTTCTATTAAAAGGTAATAAAATTCCAACGGCTTTGTCTAATTTCGTATCAGGCGGATATGCCTTGTATATTATTCTAGCCATTATTTTATTTTTTCTGCTTTTTTCAATACCGGTGTATAATTTCTAGAAAGTAATTTACTCATTAGATTACCTCCTTCTGATGAGGGTAATACAACTTTTCCATCCATATCAACTAAAGGTTCGTGTGAATAGTTAGATATACTCATATTTTCAGTAGTTACTGAAGGACCATAATCCATATCCGAACTGTTAAAAGGCGTAGTTCCTGATAGAAGAGAGTCTAAAGAACTATTAGATTTAATTGGTCTTTGTTCTCTAGTATAAGTATTTTCTACTACCTTGCTTGTATTTTTACTATTTAAATTATTAAATTCTTCTCTAATTATAGATTTTATCTCCTTTTTTAATTCTTGAGATATTTCTTTTACTAAGTATTTTATAAGTGAATTCTTGTCCATGTTTATAATAAATATTTAAACTGCATAATAAATTTAAAAATTAACCTCTACTATTTTATTTAAGTCCACTAATTCGTGAGATAAATGAGCGTAATTATCTTCGTATAAAGTAACTTCTAGTTCTTTTCTTATACAATCTGAATTAACTAATATCTTTTTTTCTACAAGCATTGATTCTTCTAGTATAAACAAGTTGGTTGAAAGTAATTTTTCTATATCTGTATTATACTTGAATTTATCTCCTACTATATACCAACCAGGTTTACAATTTTCTTTTATAACTAATATCAAATAAACAACATCTGATACTATTGCTAAGGTTCTTTTACTTTTAAGAATAGAAACTATCTTAAATAAATGACCATAGCATTTACCATCAGGGTATATGAAATCTACAGGTATATTAATTAAATCAGTTTCCGGATTAAAAGGAGTACCGGGAAATCCAGGTCCACCCGGTCCGTTAGGTCCTCCGGGTCCGCCGGGCTGTCCGGGAGCGCTATCCGGATTACCTGTTCCGGGTCCGCTAGGTCCTCCGGGTTCACCAGGTCCACTAGGATTTCCGGGAGTTCCAGGTGGTATAGCTGTTCCTTCACCTTGAGGCGTATCGGGCAAATTAGCAGGAGAACCGTCCGGTTCCGTAGAGCTACCTGCGACTTCCGGAATAGGCTCTGTATTAGAATTACTAGCACCTTCAGGAGTTCCCGGCGGTTTCATTTTGGGGAGAGCGTTGTTAGGATTAATAGAAAAATTAGGTAAGTCGACAGATGGATTACCTATTGAATTTGCAATAGAATCGGTACCTCCGGGCATATCAGGAGATGCGGTTATAGAACCTCCTGTTTTGCCATCCATTCCCGGTATGCTATTTGTAAAGCCTGTAGGAGCTACCCTAGATAATCCGTCAGTTCCTAGTTTAAAATTCGAAGGTAATGAGGGAGGTTGTGGAAATCCTTGCGAACATCCCCCACCCCAAACACCTCTGCTAGGATTTATAGTGTACTTGGGTCTTAATGATATAATACTAGGTAGTCGTGGGGAAACTAAAGAAGGCCCTCCAGTAGGAGATGTGGTTATACCTCCTGGGCCTGCTAATGCTTGTACTTCGCTATGTAAGCCTAAAACAAAATCTACAAGGTCATCAAAATCTACATCATGTTTATCTGTAGTTAGTCGTATTTTTGAAGCAGATAAATACATTGTTTTTTTTGCAATCAACATCATATTATCCGTCTTTGCTTGCATTACAATTCTATCCGCATTTGTAGCTGATTGAGCTTTAGTGGAACTTGGAATACTAGACAAAGGCGAAGGACATGCTCTAACCGAAACAAATCTTGATAAAGCTTGGTCAGAAGTCCAATAAGTAGTAGAGAAATCATTAGCTGCGTCTTCTATGGCATAGGATAATGAATCTTTTATTTCTCTATTTGGTATATCTTTTACTTCATTGGGTAATGGTTTACTCGGTCCTACAGGTTTATTAGCCACTATAGTTATTGGATTTCCTGCTTTTCCTGATTTCCATGTGGGTTGAACCTCATGTTGTGGATGAGGGCCCGAACCTATACCTAATCTTATCGAAGACCCGCCTCTACCAGTGAAAGTAGTGTCACCTTCAAAGGGTTGCATAAAGTTGGCAGTATATGGTCTCTTAGGGAAAGTATTTCCAGGAGTAACAAAAGGAGGTGCCGGTTTATTATCAGATGACTTAGATCTATTAGAAGCGTGAGGTATTTGATTTATTACGGAATCATTAGTTGAATTAATAGGTAGAGGAATATAGTATAGTACTTTATCTAAATTTGGAGCATCTGTACCATCATATCCAGTAAGCTCAAAAACAACTACATGTTCTCCTCGTAAAGGTATATTTCTAAAGTTAGTGAATAAAGGTCTAGCATAGTGAGCGCGAACATTCCCTATTAAAGAATTGGGGTGTAACTTAATTTTTACAGAGCCTAATGGAAGTGTTCTACCTTTGTCATCTTTTTGATTTTTACCATACGCCTTAGAGGTCTCTATCACTTCCGCCGATACTAAATAGCCCATCTTCTAATTGTTTATCTATGTCTTGAAATTCGTCTAATAAGTTATCCTCCGCTTTTTGTAGCATCTTTAATTCGGTCAGCTCCTTTTGCGTTTCTTGAGATAACTCTTGAAGTAGCATTTCTTTTTCTTCTTCTGTTAAGTTAAAATCGCCACTTGATATAGATGAAGCTTTACTATACATTCTTTGTACAATAGCTGCCATTTTTATAAGTTGATCGTCATTTTTAACCATCACATCAAAAAATTCTTTAACAACCGGTAGAATAACTACTGCATCATTTACACTTTGTACAACTCCATCTAATCCTTTTAATGTCTTATCTAATTCTTTTGATCTTTTTTTAGAATTGCCATAAATTTCTTTCAAGAGATTTGACATGCTAAAATCATCAAATAATTTTATATCTTCCATATTATTTCTTCATGTATTTATTAAATTGCAAATCAAAATCTTCTTTAAATATTTTTACTATCTTAGTGATTCTGTTTGTATTTGTCATGGGAATATTGGATCTTTCTCTTATTAATACATATAATGCTTTCTTATTAAATGCGTATAAAGATTTTCGATGCTTAAAAATGTCAATGATAGAATCTGCTATGGCTTTATCTAAATTATTTTTAAAAGTGCATCTTAATTTTTCATATAATTCTTCGGTCCATAAATTCATAAAGTCATCTAAAGAATCTTTATAATGTCTAGTGACTACTTCATTTATTATATCTCTTTCTTCATCTATTTCCCACAATTCCGCTTCTCCGACTCTATTCTTATACCCTTTCTTATTTTCCATGATAAGATAATTTATAGCAATCCGGGTAAAAAAAGAATACGCTTTAGCCCTTTCTTCATTATATCTGTGCATTTTTATAGTCAGCATGGAAACTACTTGACAATGTAAATCCTCATACGGTAAATCAATGTACATATATTTACCCATGTTTATTAAATTCTCAGCTAGTTTACAAAATGCAGGATATATATTTAATTCGTATAAGTTATTTTTTTCTTTTTGTGAATCTAGTTTATTATATTCTACTATTGCATTTTGTACTGTGTCATCAAAGTACATTTTTTTCTTTAATTTTTTCATATTATATCTATAAAAAAAAGCCATCTTAAAAGATGACTTTTTGTGTTACTACTTCTTATCTGCTGTAAAAAGTAAATCTAGTTCCTCTATTGTATGACTTAATTGCTTAAATACTGTTCCAACTTCATCGTCTGATTCAAATGCACCTATTCTATCTAAGGTTCTCATTGTGTCTAGCGAATCTCTTACTCTTGATCTTATGGATAGTATTATATTAAAGTAATTATCATTTTCTTTTTCTAAATCATTTAAGTATTTCTCTGACTCAATTAGTAATTTTTCATTTTTAGAGAAGTTTACTATGGCTATGTATAAAAGTATTATGTTTATTATTATTGATAGTATTAGCATGTTTTGTTTTTTATGAAGAAACCATTTGTCTTGCTGCATCTGTAGATGCCATGATGATAGATCCTAAAGTTACTTTTTTTGTTTCTGGGATTTGTAAATATTTGGATGCTGAATCATCGTAAAGCCCCGCTTGAATTTTTATTGCGACGTATTCATTGTATGATAAAGTCACATATTTTTGAAGTAGGTATAAAGATTTATCGGACGCTACTAGGAATTTAGTTACATCGTTAAATTTATATCCTCTATTCATATTTTTCTTATGCCAGTCAGAAGTTTCCTCTACAAAGAAAGGGTCTTCGTCTACTCCGCACAACCCGATAGAATTAAACAATGAAGCTATCGTAAATTCCTCTAAATTAAAATCTAATGCAATGTCGGTAGATTTATATAATTTACAAAGACCTAATCCAAAATTATAGGTATTAATTGAAAACTGTAATAACCCTCCTTGGTAACAATAGTTATTGTCTAAAAACATTGAAGCAGGAGCGCTTTTTAATGTAGTTTCATAGTCTGCTAGTAACTTTAGGAAATTTTCTTTTCTTCCGCTAGCTACGCGTAAATCTAATAAATCTGTAAATTCTTTAAACAATTCTTCCGATTTCATAAAACTTTTTTTTGTGTAACAATTTATTATAAGATTTTGTTTATTTCATTCCACTCTTTTATCTGAGCTGGAGACATGTTTCTTAGCTCCGATTCAGAAAGTTTTTTTTTACATTAGCTTTAGGCTCTCTATAATTTCTACTTTTTGATTTATTTATAGAAGGTATTATTATAATTTCTTCTTCCGGTTCTCCTGAAGATATATCGTAATCTTCATCTATTGCCTCAAATGTAATATCTTCTACTACATCTGATTCTATTTCTTCTTGTGTAATGTTTTCAAAACTTCCGGTAACTACTTCTTCCAATCTAACTTGTTCTGCAAGTGCTGTATCAGAATATGAGTAAACTTCATTAAAAAATCCTTTTACTATGGTCATATCTTCAAATTCATTAATAGACTCTATACTATTATTTTTTACTTTATTCTTACTTCCTGTAGGTCTTCCTCTTCTTTTTGGTTTTGGAAATGCCTCCATGTACCTTGACCAGGAAAAATCACCTTGAAAGTTATTTGGATTTGTAGGAACTATTGAACCACTTACCAAGTGTTCAAAAGAGCTTGTAAATTCAGCAAAAGAACTAGTGATTTTTAACTTTTCATTAAAATCATCAATATACTTTGTATCTTCTTTTGTCAAATCATCCGAGTAAAATTCTGCTAAAGGGCTTCTCTCTTTCGGTTTTTCTGGAATAGGATTCTCTTCAATATTATCAGAATCTTTTTCATCTTCTTCTAGTATTACTTTTTGTGTGAAATGATAGGCGGTTAA